GGGACCGAGAGTTTGCAGACTCGCCGCTGGAGGGAACCGGATTCGAACCCTCGGTCCCACCAGCGGGTGCGGGTCTCTTTCGGTGGTAAACCTACCCAGATATCGAGGTACCCCGGACCATGCCGGTTCCGGCATGGACACCAGGCCGTATGGAAATGGGCCGAACGCTGTCGGGCAGGTAGTCGAACACGAGGATGCATCAACTAATGGATCGACTGCCGCGGCTCAGCGCGATTTGTCCTGCTCAGCTTGCCATTCCATCGAGCCCGGGGCCCAATTGGTTTTGGCGGGCTCGGTTGTCGGCCTACCTTCTTGCTCGGCGCGCCGCTGCTCAGCTTGTTGCCGATACACTTCGTAGAGTCCCCAGCTGTTCATTTTCGGATTGAGCATTTCCAAGGCTCCGCTGCAGGCATCGACCTCATCGTCATGGGCGAGATCGGGGAAGCCCTCGAGGACGCGGAACAGCTCCTCGTTCCACAACCCTCGCAAGATCTTCACGTTGCCGGCCCGGCACTGCGAACTGAACGGCCCGAACCGGGTGAGCTTGTCACCACTCTCCGGGGCCGGCCGCACGGTGAAGGCGCCAAGCGAGCGCACGAGATGAAGTGCCTGGCTCTTGCCCGCCTGCCCCGGATCCTGGCCGAACCCGATGCGGACTTTTTTGCCGTCCTGCTCCGCCGTGTTGAGTAACAATCGTTCCACATCGCCCGGGTTGGCTCGCGCCCGCACCATGTCCATGAGCCAGTAGCCGCCGTTCGTGTCGCGGCCGAGCTTGATGCCGACCGTCCAGTCCGGGTCATTGAACTCGGTCTTTTCGGTGGCCGCGAGATCCCAATAACGGACGACGTCGAGATCGGCCGGGATCGCGTCGACGACGGCACACCATTCCCGTCTGAAATATAGTCCCGCCGCGGGCCGGATCTTCCAATTGCCGCCCAGCAGCCGCTCGCGCTCGAGTGTCGGTAATGACAGTAGCCAGGCGAGATATTCCGGATTGACCCGGAGCAGCGCCGGGTTATCGAATACCGTCGCTGGAATGAAGGTGACGCTGATCGGTTTCGGCGGCTCGATGCCCGGCGGCAGATCCTGGCCCCGTAACGCTATCAACTGTTCAGGTTGATCGGCCCACACTACCCTTTCGGCGATGCGGGTGAAGTAACGAAGAACTCCGGCCCGCTCGGGGATCGGAAGGCCGTTTTCCGGGTCGATCCACCACGCCAGGAAGTCAGCGACCCAGCTGTCAGCATCCGGGTTGCACGTAGCGCGAATATAGGGCCGCACGCCGCAGGTTGAGCGGTTCCTGCTCACCATATAAAAGAATTGATGCGCCGAAAAATGCGTCAATTCGTCGAAGCAGATCAACGCAATCTGCGCACCCTGCCAGTCGTAAACTGTGGTTTCAAATTGCAAGTGCGAGAACTTGATCTTGCCGCCGCGCGGCCAGCGCCACTCGCGCATTCTCAGATGCGGGGTGCCGCTGAGCCGCGGATAGAAATTCAAGCTCTCGTCCCAAAGCGCTCCGGGATTGGTGATCTGCGGCATGGTGCGCCGAAAGAAGACGGCGGTGAAATTGGCAACCCGACTGACGTGACGAAGCGGCTCCAGGATCAGTCCGGCCGTCTTCCCGCCGCCCGCGGCGCCACCATAGATGCAGATGTCGGCACCGCTGCGCAGAAACTCGGTCTGCGGTCCGGGCTGCGCGGCAATTGTCGCCGCGAATGGAAATGCCATGTCTCACGCCCCGAACGCAAAGGTTGTCCGATTCGCGGCGTCAGCGAAACCGGTGTCCGCGCTTCGGGTGAGAGCATCCACTATGTTTTCGGTTTGCACGCCTCGTCCCCACAATGAGATGCTGCAGTTCACGGTGTTACCGCCTCGGTTTTCTCGGAGAGTGTTTCTCCTGGGCGTCTCGCTGCGCCTGCGTCAGCTCAGGGTCACGGCTGTTGTCGGGCAGCAAGAGGACTACCGGGGAATTCGCTTCAGTATCGCTACCCGGAGCCGGGTGGTTCGGCGCCGGCCTTTCGCGCCAATGCGCCCTGGTTTTCAACCAGAAGATCTGCGCCGTGACATTGCCGCCCTTGGCGGCGGCGAACAAATAGCCGGACACCGTCGCATTGGCCTCGGCCACCCCGCGGTCGAGGTCATCACGACACCGCTTGCGCAACGTCTTCGGCGCGCAGCCGATGATCCTGGCGATGTCGTCCTGGCGGACGCCGACTCCAGCCAAATGGCGCACCTGTTCGCGTACCGCTTCATTGACGACAAACGCTTTTCTAGCCATCGGCGGAGCCCGATTGATCCCGGTTCTGGCCGTCGGCGCGCTCGTCGAACGATTGGCCCGATGCTTGATGGATCGCGGCCCGTCCGGTGAACGCTTGCCAGCGTCGCAGGATGACGTCGATATAAGCCGGGCTAATCTCGACACCGCAGCAGATCCGGCCGGTCATTTCGGCCGCGATCAGGCTGGTGCCCGAGCCGAGAAACGGATCAAAGACCAGCTGGCCAGGCCGACTGTTGTTGAGGATTGGACGGCGCATGCATTCGACAGGCTTCTGGGTGCCATGCCCCCAGCTCTGCTCGCGCTGTCGATTGCCGAACGGGTTATTGTTGAGAATTTCCCAGACTGTTGTCTGCGTACGGTCACCCTGCCAGTGGCTGGTTTTTCCGTCGCGCACCGCGTAACAGCAGCATTCGTGCTTCCAGTGATAATCGCCACGGCTTAGCGTGAAGTGCTGCTTAACCCAGACGATCTGCGCCCGACGCTGCAACCCGCAACCCGCCAGGTCGGCACCCACGACATCGCCGTGCAGCGCTCCGTGCCAGACATACGCGACATCCCCAGCAAACAGCGCATAGGCTTGCCGCCAGTCGGCGCGGTCATCATTCAGCACCTTGCCCTGCGCCAGCTTGCCGGAACTGAGGCCACGACGCGCTCGCCAGCTCGGATCATAGCCGACCCCGTAAGGCGGATCGGTGACCATCAGGTGGGGCCGCGATCCCGCCAGCACCGGCTCGACATCCGCCGCGCTGGTGCTGTCGCCACAGCCGACCCGGTGGTCGCCCAACAGCCATACGTCGCCGGGCCGAGTGACCGGTTGATCGGGTATCTCCGGGATGGCATCGGGATCGGTCAGACCGCTCGATCCCAAACCGGCTAGGATCTCTTCGAGCCGGTCCGGCTCGAAGCCGATTAGATCGAGGTCAAAATCGCCGAATTTGAGATCACGCAACTCACTGCGGAGCAGATCGGGGTCCCAGCTCGCCCGCGCGGCAAGTTCGTTGTCAGCCAAACGGTAGGCCTGCTTCTCCTCTTCGCTCCACCCATGCGCGACGATCACCGGGATGGATTTCAGCCTCAACTTCGCCGCTGCAGCGACCCTCCCATGGCCGGCGATCAGCACGCCCTTCTCGTCAACCAGGACGGGGTTCGTCCATCCCCATTTCAGGATGGATGCGGCAATTTTCTCAAGGTCGGCCTCACTGTGAAGCCGGGGATTGTTCGCATAGGGTATCAACCGCTCGGTCGGCCAGTGCTCGACCCGGTCGGCGGGCCACGGCCGTCCTGGGCTCGCGTCCACGCGCCCCGACGCTATCGATGACATTATCCACCTCTGGACGGCGTTCCCGTCCTAATATGACTACAGCAATAAACCAATCTTAAATTAATTGCATCGCTATGCTCAGGACCCCCTTATGGTAATTCGCTGGCGTCGAGTCTATTGCACTACCTCAGTTCAACCCTATATAGCGCGATAGAGAAGCCTAGTTTGTGATCAAACCCGCTATATTATATTTATAACATAGATGGATCGCGTTTGTCAACGATCCCGTTTCGTTCCAGAATCGCGCGGACAGGATCATGACGCCCCTGTTTGGTCACGCCGCGATCAACCCACAACCAGAGATACAGCTATAAAAAGCTATGACAATGATTGGTAGTGGACAGCGCCGCCCCTATCACGGTAAATTCGATTTATGTAGCCCAGGCCGGTAAGTGATTGAACAAGATCAGGTTTTCAGCTGGATCGGGGCATAGCGTGGTCCGGCCGGCTCTTTATAGACGGTAAATTCACTAGCGGGCAAATCCTTGGCGCCAGAAACGGAAAGGATTTCAGCAGCTTATGACGAAAATAGCGAAAGAAGCTGCCGAGGCTAAAAACAAAATTCCAGCGAATATGAGCCCAAAATAACGTTTCTACGCTGCCGTTATCGTCCATAAACCCTCTGAAATCCTGCTTTTTCGCCAGGCACCGGGAACCCCACTTCAGAGACGAGTTCGCAGCTGACTCCCGCGTAATGCACGTACCAGATCCGTGGATTTTCGCCACGTGCCCTGACCAGCCATTCGATAGATTGATCTACATGACCAGCAAGCATAACACGGCCGGTTGGGGCGTCAATTCCGGTTCGAACTGCGCCGGCACCGGATAGACGTACTGCCCGAGGCGATAAACCAGCACCACCGCTAGTGCCAAGGCGATGGCGGCGCCGACCAGCGCCGGGTTGTATGAGCCCGCCAGATTGGTTCGGTACCGC